GACCCATCCTGATACATGTAGTTGCCGTAATTGTCCGACATGGGGTTGTCGTACCCGGCCATCGGAATCATCCCCACGGGCAGGAGTTGCGGCGGGCAGATGCCCACGCCGAACCCGGCCTGGCCGGCCACGCCGATCAGATTGACGCCGGCCTGCTTAACTCCAAAGGCAATAGATCCAGACATATGAAGCCCTCCTTATGTTGTGGTCCACACGCCCACGGCCGAGACGATGATCCAGCGCGTGAGGGCATGGTTATATCGCAGTTTGATGGTCGCATAGGGGGTGTCGGAGTAAATAGTCCCGCCGGCCGACGAGTCCCCCACGTAATCGCTGTCCGCCGTCTGAAGGATCAGCCGGCCATTCCCTTGTTTTTCCATCTCCACCACGGCCCCGTCGTCGACATTCCCCACAGACGGCAAATCGAGCGTCTTGCTCACAGCCGCGTTCATCCGGAAGACTTTGCCGAAATCGAGACGGGTGATGCTGTAATCGTCGGTCTTGGTCTCGATCTCCTCCGGCGCGGCGATCTGGCGCATAGCCTCGTATGCGCCTGCAGTGTTTCGCGCTTCGATTAGGTGTCCTGCTGTAAACGTCAGGGCGATCGTCCCTTCCTTGCCCCGCTCCACGGTCAGGTTCCCGACGAGATCATTCCCGGTCACGTGCATGATCTCCAGGTCCGACCCATCGCTCGCGGTAACCACGTGATACTCATTGTCGGCGAGTGGTCCGAGCGCAGCCGAGTCGGCGGCAGGGACGGCAATCGCCGTATCTCCCGGCGCTACGGTGGCCGTGGAGATTGTAGTGGACCAGTTGTTGGCAAAAATCTGTTTATTCCGTGACATGTCCGTTGTCCTCCTTTATTACGCCGGGTCGTTTACAGTGATGCTCCAACTGGGGATGTTCACCAAATTTCCGGCCAGCAGCCCCAACAGCGAGCTGGTCGTCACGAAATGCAGCTTGGCGTTGTCCACCAGGGCTACGTGGGCCATGTTTCCGCTGGCCACGATGGGGACGGCGCTTTTTGCGCTGATGGTCAGCTTTCGCCCTCCCGCCGCCCCGTCGCCAATGGCCATATCCCCGGGGGCCAGGGCCACGGTGGCCAGAGCATACGTGCTGGCCGCCTCTGTCCGCGTGGTCGGCTGGGTAGAGCACACGCACATCAGGTTGGCGTTGTTGGCTATCTCTTCCAAATATGCGTCTGCCACATCGTCATGCGCTGATTTTGCCATCACAGAAACTCCTTTAACATAAAGCTAATCTTGCTGGTGTTGTATTTGGCCTCGGTCCCACGTACGTCTGCAATCCTGGCGTAGATGAGGTACCTGTAGAGCGGGGTTGCATCGCTGGCCATAATAATCGGCACCGGCCTTGGCCCGATCTGCTCGGCCATGTGCAGGAACGTGAAAAACTCGGTGGGCGGCTTGCCGCGCAAAGACAGCTCACCTGTTATAGTCCGCCTGGTGTTGCGGGGATAAATATACTCATATCCATCGTCCAGATCATAAACAATGCTGTGGTCTTCGGGGTTGCGACCCAGCCCCCAGCTGGGATTTTGACTGATGGTCCACCTCTTGCCCGCGAAGGCGCGGCCGATCTCGGGCGGGGATCCTGACCGTACAATCGCCACCTTGGCGCTGTGCGGCGCTCCAGGGCTGGCGTAGGGCATCCAAACGCCTGGGATCTGCACCTCGTTAACGTAATAACTGTCGGTCTCCAGCAGGTCGAATGCCGTAGGGCCGGCGATGATGGATCCGGCCAGGTCCACATCGTCGTAAACTGTCACCGTGGCCGTGGATCCCAGCAGATAGTAGAGCATAATGGCGTCGGATGCGGCGCCGATGGTTTTTACCTTGATTTCGGCGCTAAACACCCCATCCGCTGCTGTCCACGTCTTGCGGGAGTGGTTATCGAGCATATTAGATGCTGCGAACTCCGCATGCTCGCTGTCGGCCTCGATTTCCGCAATCAAATCCTCTGGGACAACAATCATGCCCATTGTGCACCCCTATGAAAACACCACGGCGCCATCGCCGTGAATTGACGCCACTTTTTCCCTGTAATCTATGCTATAACTGCGCACCCGCAGATGCCCGCTGATATCGTGCGCCTTTTTGCGGTCCTCAAAATCAATCCGCTCGCCGATTTGCGGGATCTGGTCTAACGGCAAATTAATCGAAATGCTCACCAGGGCTTCCTGTGCGGCAATGGCCAAAATTTTGTTGTTTACGTCCGACACAGTTTCGTCGTAGACGTCGATTGTTTTTTCGTCGCCGATTGCCTGGCCGGTAAAATATTCGGCTTTGCGGTCCACCGATATCAACGATACTGTGGCTGCATCGAACTCCCTGACGCTCCACTCTGCCTTATAGCTCTTAATCGGCATGGGCCAGCTGTACGATAAGTCCAGGCTGTCAAACCGTCCCAGCGCCCGATCCCCATTGTCCTGGGTCATGTCGATCAGGGTCAGCTCTCCGCCCAGGACGGTAAACTGGCGCCCACAGTACCAGGCTATTTTGTCGAGAAAATCAATCAATAACTGCTGGCCGTAGATGACGCAGTTGAGCGGGACATCCCCGCCGTGGATATTGTTGAACGACAGGCCCAGGCGCCCGCATGCCCAGTCGAAAACATCGGCCAGGGTAGCCATATTGCCGGATCCGCTCATGGACAGGCTGCCGACGAGGTTAACGCTCCGCTCGGCATAACCGCCCCCGATTGTCCAGTTGTCGTTAATGAGCACGCCGTCATCGTAGAAATCATACAATGCAAAGTCCGGCATGTAATATTTTTGACCCGTGTCCGGTTCGGTGCGCTGGGGGATCATATGGGTGACCGTGCCGACCACCAGGGGGCGGACACAATCGTTGCCCTGCTCGTCCACGCCCTCATCCAGCAGTTTGGTGGCGTATCCCGGCTCATACAGATCATATGATACCCGTCTGTTATCGTAGCCCCGCCGATACAGGGCGCCGTCAAACAGGTGCAACAGGTTGGCCGAGTCGAGGCCCCAGTCGAACTCGATGTCAGCTTGGGCCGGGGGCTCGTTCGCAAAGGCGTTGGGCGCAAACTCGATCTTGCCCCACGACACCCTGGCATATCCGCCCCGGGTACCCGACCCGACCTCCATGCTCGGCATAGACACGATGCCTGGCGCCCACCAGTACGCCATTACGCCTTTACCCCCTCAAAGCTGTACCGGTGCGTCGCACCGTCGGCGATCACCGTAATAAACAGATTGCCTCCCAGGCCCGTTAACGCAAACACCTTGTGAGACGACACGCCCACGACCGCATTTTTGGGCTTGGCCAGGTAACGAAGCTCGGGGACAACGGCAGACGAGGCCACCACAATCGCGGCATTGTCCACCGCGGCAATATACACCTGCGTACTGCGGATTAGGCCGTAGGCCACAATCCCGTTGATGGCCTGGGTGTTAATGGCCCGGCGGTTGTAGACAGCCAGGGCCTCCTGGTTGACGTTGATGTACACCGTGACGTTGCGCACCCGGACCAGCTCACTGCCGTTGATCGCGCATCCGTTAATCTCAACCGTATTGAGTGCGCCATAGGGCATGGCTCACGATCCTCTCACGTCCAGGGTCCGGCGCCGCGTGCGCTCAGACACGTACCGGCCTGTGTAGTGGGCCAGGCTGTCGGCGTCCACGCTCACCCTAACCCGAGGGGACGTGTCCTTGGCCCGCAGCGTGTCGATCAGCTCTCGTTGCAGGTCCACCTGCTCGCGCAGCAGGGCAATCTCTTCGTCTCTGTCTTGACCGGTTGCGCCGAATCGGGTCGATCCGCCGTTGACCCACTTCACCGGTATGTTGACGCCGTCTTTCATGGGGATGACGGCCTCTGGATAGCCCGCCTCCCCAATGTGGGCGTATGTAGGGCCGGCGACAACAGCTCCTTCCGCCATGTTAGCCGCCGGGACAAAGTACTTGACAGACCCGTACTGCTGCCAATATGACTGCCACTGCGCATTTGTCCACTCTCCCGCTGTGATATTCGTCAATGCCGCCGTAGCCACCGTGATGTTCTGAAGGGCCGCGTAGTCGCGCATCGATAACGCCACGGTGGAACTGCCGCCGCCCGATGTGGTGACAACCCCGCCAGTCACATACACCTTCAGCGCGTCCGTCATTTTACCGATGCCGACCAGCGCCTCCGCATTTTTGTCTTTCACCAACAGGTAGATATTGTCTACAAATGTAAACCCTGTCGCATTGACTCCGACGAACCCGCCGGGAGACACTATGTTGACAGGCAGATCGCTCCAGCCTTCCCACGTCGCCGGCGGCGCAGTAGAGGACTGAAAGTTTTGTATCTTGTTGCCCTCCCCATACAAATTCATTTCCTGGATCAGCTCTCCAAGCTCCGTGATCATCACCGCCGGAGCTCCCCAATCTTCAGCGTACATGGCAAACAAGACGTTGCCTGCAGTAACAGCCCCCCCGCTCAAGGCCAATGCCGTCCGGGCCGTGTTTTGCGCGATGGCGGCCAGAAACAACGTCTGTACTTTCCAGATTTCCAGCTCTGTGATAACAGTCCTGACGTCAATTTCGCCGTCCACGTGATTCAGGATCTCCATGAACTGGCCGATGTCGAGGCCTGCGCCCGCCAGGATTGCCTCAAAAGCGGCCAGATCCAAATCGCTGCCGGCGGCGTCGTACAGGGATTTAATGCTGTTGATTGTATCGATGGGAACGCCCATTTGCTCGAGCACTGCCTGTACGGCTTCCCAGCTCGACCATTGGTTGTCTGCCGCCCACTCGGCCTTGATGGAAGCAATCACCTCGGGGTCCAGGTTAAGCTCAGCAAGGGCAGCCTCCACGTCGGCCCATGATTCCCACGTGGAGCCATAGGCGTCGTATATCGCCTTGATCTGGGCCAGCGTCTCTGGATCCAGCGCGTTCAGAAAATCCAGATCCGCCAGAAAGTCTTCCCACGTCAACCAGTCGCTGTTGAGGTTGTACTGCGTTTTGAGGGAGGCGATAATCTCAGGGTCCACCCCTAACTGTTCCAGGTAGTCTTCGATCTCCGCCCATGTGGTGTACCAATCATCCGCCAACTGGGAAACAAACGTCAGGGTGGCGTCGGACAGCCAGCCGGTCTCCGCAGCGACGAATCCCAACATCTCCATTTTTTGCTCGAAGGACAAAAAGCCCGACGGGTCGATGTTGCCCAAAAAAGCAATGATGGCCTGAGAGCCCCACCCAGCGCTTTCGGCAATGAATTTCAGGAACGCCATCACATCTTCAAAGTCGCCGAATGACGTGAGGTCTACGGCTGCCAAAAAGGCCAACGTGGCCGCTGATTCCCATCCGGTTGAACCGACAATGAATTCGAGCATGGCCATCACGTCTTCAAAACTTTCAAAGTCGAACGACCCCATGTTCGACAAAAACGCAATGACCGCAGTTGATTCCCACCCGGCGCTGCCAACCAGGAAGTTGAGCATGGTCATAACGTCGGCAAACCCGTTGAAGCTGTTCATGTCGAGATTGGCTATAAACGCAATGACAACGCTGGTGTCCCATCCGCCGGATTCGGCGGCTATGTAGTTCAGCAGATCGATGGCGCTTTGTATGTCCCCACTGACCCACCGGGCAAAATCCGCAATCCAGTGAATGACAATGTCGTTTTCCCAGCCGTAAACAGCGACCAGCTCCATCAGCATTTGGATGGCCTCTTCCATCGTGCCGTGATAGTTGGTCCAGTCGATGCTGAGGATAATGTGGAGGCCCTCCAGCTGCTCGATCAGGGATTCGATCTGCGCGGACCAGGCGTTGAATTGCTCGACAATGGCCGTATAGTCCGGCTTCAGGTCTTTCATGGCCTGCCGAATCGCTTCGATCTGGTCCCGCAGGGCCTTTATTTCCTCGTTCGTGTCCTCGAGCTCGGCGAGGATTGCCTCATCGTAACCGCCCGACACCGCCTTGCCCCGAATGTCGTCTATCCATCCCATCGCCGTGGCGTAAAACTGCTGATACTCCTCGGACGACTTATAGGCGTCCTGATACTGCTGGAGGGCTGTGGGCGCGAAGTTCAAAAATTCCTGGACCTCGGCCAGCCCGCCTGCCAGGGCCGCCTGGTACAGCGCCTCCAGCTCCTGCTCGGCCTCTGGCGCCTTTTGGGCCGGCAGCGCCACGTTCAGCTTCGAGTACGTGATCCGCTGAATAACGTGGTCTATGGAAGAAATTAACCCCTCAAGACGGTCAGCGACCCGTTCCTGCAATTCCAAGGCCTCGATCTGTTCTTCCAACAGATCGATTTGGCCCTGCATTTCTTCCTTTTGCGCATCAACGAGATCCTGCGCCTCTTGCACCGCCGCATGAAACCAGTCCTGCATCAATTCTGCTGCATCGAGGAGGTCGCCAATAGTCAAATCAGCTAAATCCTTGCCCAAAACGGCATTGATTTGCCGGGCGATGCCGCTTGCCAACGGCGCAAGGCCCACCAGGTCATAAATGCTCTCTCTTAAGGTGGCCAGGATGGACTGTATCCGATCGACAATGTCCTCAAAGTCGTCTGCCGCCAACTTGAAGGCGCCGATCAGCCTGCTGATGTCGTCCATCAACTCCTCGACTGAAACCCCGTATTCCTCGGCCAGGGCGATCAGGTCCTCGGTCGACATGTATCCCACCCACTTGATGAGCGCCTGGACCCACTCCTCGGTGATCTCAAACATCAGGCCGTATTTGGCCGCGAAACTATCTATGATATACTGGTTGTTCGCGCCCAATATGGACGCCTGCCACGCCCTGATGGACTTGCGTTGCGCCTCCAGCTCTTCATAGGCGGCGATGAGGGCGTCCACGTCGGCCATGAGCTCGTCAACCGTTGCGTGATACAACTCGGCCAGGGCCTGCAATTCGGCAGCCGTCATATGCCCGATCCAGTCGATCAGGCCCTGGATGTATTTTTGAGTGATTTCGAAGGGTATGCCGTACTTCTGTTTGATGTCGTCGATAATCGACTGCGCGCTGCCCTTGCCCAACAGCTCGTTCTGCCATTGCTGTATCCGTTTGATCTCGGCTGCAACCGCGTCGAATGCTTCCTCCAGGGCCAACAGATCGTCGATCAGCTCCGCGACAGATACGCCATACCGCTTGGCCAGCTCTTCGAGCTCCGTGGGAGACATGGCCAGGAGCCACTGTTTGACGGCGTCAATCCAGTCGTCGGCAATGACGTCGATCGGCAGGTGATATTTATCGGCAAACTCCTGGGCGGCCGTGGCGGCGTCTGCAAATACGTCCTCCCCATACACGCTTTCCCGGAGCCGCTGGATCGCCTCCTCTGTTTTTTTGATGGCGTCGACCAAAAATCCCATCATTTTGGCCAGCTCCTCCCATTCGACGCCAAGCAGCTCCGCCATGCGCTTGACTTCTTCGAGGTCAGCGTCTTTAAACCACTCGACCCAGCTGGATGCGTCGCCCCCAAAGCCGGCAGACGTTTTGCTCAAAAGCTCCATTATCTCTTTCATCCGCGCCGCCTGCGCTTCATATTCCGATATCAGCCCCATCTGGACCTTCATGGCGTAGAGTTGCTTCTCCTGCATCTCGGCATAGAGCTGGGTCGCTTCGGTCAAATCTTCGATGAGCTTTATCAGGGCGTCGATTTCCGCCTGAGAGGCCCCGCCCGAGGCGATGAGCTCGTCCAGTTTTTTTTGTAGGTATTCGATCGCGGCGGCGGCGTCTCCCGCGCCCATGTCGGCCAGGATTTGTTGGATAAACGCAATTTCTTCGGGCGTGCCGCCGGTCTGCTGCAAAGCCTCGGCTTCGGCCTTGAACATCTCGAGGATGGGCAGGACCGACTCTGCCCACTTTTTCGCCGCTTCCAGTGCGGCATTCAACGACGGGTCCTCCCAGGCAAGAGGTCGCGCCAGGGCCTTGTCGATCTCATCGATGTATTTCCGGGCAGCCTCAATGCTCGCATCAAACGCATCGATGAGGCCCGACGTCGTAATCGTCGGGAAACTCAGCGCCTGTTCTAACGCCGCGAACGCATCGGAGAGCTCTATGGCCGCGGCAACAACGCCTTCGACCTCATGAATGGGGAATATGCCTTCCCACCCTGTCTGATGCCAAAAATCGATCTGGTCCTGAACCGCGCCTTTCATTCCGCCCAGCGTAGACTGGAGCGCTTGAGCAAGCGCTGCAAATTCTGCCGGGCTGCCTGCCTGCTCCATCATTTCGTCCAGCAACGCCTTGAACCAGTCCGTTGCCCCCGAAAAGTCCCCGGCCTTCAGGGCCTCGATCAAATCCTGCAGTTCCTTTATCTGCGCAGCCTGCTCCTCATACAGCTCATTGAGCTGAGCTGTCAGCTCGGCTATTTCCTCTGTGTAGTCGGCGATGCCGAATACAGACTCCAAGGCTGCGTAGATGTTTGCGAAATCAGCGATAAGCTGATCTAACACATCTGTAATCGGGGACGACCGGCCGGACCATTTGTCTATTGTTGCGCCGATGGCGGCGCTCATTGCCTTTTCCAGCGCTGCAATCTCGCGTTGAATAATGGTCTCCCGCATTTTTTCGAGCTCAGTGATTTTAGCTATGTCAACGCCTAACGCCTTCAACCGAGCGACATAGGCGTCGAACGCAGCGCTGATTTGCAGCATCAACATTTCCGACGCAGACAATGGGCGTGCAAATCCCTCGGGATTCAGCAGGTCTTCAAAGAACTTTTCGGCAATCTTCTTTGTAAAATCACTGATTTCAGCCTCGCTCATCGTAACGCCAAGCTCTTCCATCTGCGCAACGTAGGCTGCAACGTAGGCATTGACCGACTGTGTGGCCCGATCCATTTCGGTGGTTCCGCCGGCAATATCCTCCACCCAGTCATTCAGCTTTTTCCACACGCGAGCAGCTTCCTGGACATCTGCAATGTGTCGCCCGACCGCGTCATAAAATGCGTCGATGTCCTCGACAAAATCCACTGCCGACACGTTGGCGAAAGCGCTTTGCAAGTCATCTGCCAAAAACTGGAAAATATCAGACGCTCGGATCGCGTCCAGCATCTCGTCCAAATACGGCACGAACTCTTTGCCGAATATCTCCTGCAAAACCGACACGACGGACCCGGACTGGTCGACAAAACTGTACATCGTGGCGGCCCAGCGGCCGGTGAAACTATCGAATTCCGCGGCGCCGTAAATCATGCTGGCTATCCATCTGTCCATAGTGGATTGAAGACTCGCATAAACAGGCGCCCCTTCACGCGCCCATTGCGTAATATTGATGACGTAGTCGCTGAAGTCGATTTGGCTGATCGCATCTTTCAGCTTCTTCTTGCTCTCCTCTCCCAGTGCGTCGTACAGCCCTTCGTACATGCCGATGGCGTCATCTACCAGTGTGCCGATACGATCCAGCGCGTTCCTCAGGTCTCCTTCCGAGAACCCGGCGTTGGACACCGATAGGAATGAGGCGGCAAATAGATCGGCGAGAGACTTATTCATGGCCAGCTTGACGCGCGCTGTCACAGAGGCGTCTGGTCCCCCCATCAGAGCCTCCCCCAACGCGATCGAACCAAACACCCAGGCGGCTGCGATAGCCGCCATAAATCCGCCTGTGGCCAGCAGGCTGCCGCCGGCGAGCGTACCGCCGGATCCAAATAGCCCGCCGACGCCCGATATGGCCCCGGAGCCATAGTCCACCATCGCAGACCCGAAAATGGCGTCGCCGATGCCGCCGGCCGAGCCCATGAGCGTAGTCACAAAGGTCTCGCCGCTCAACAGCTCGCTGACCGTGGATGCCCCGGAGACGAGGTCGGCCAACCCAGGCCCGGATCCGGAAAACAACCTACCCCAGCCAAAGTCGCCGATGCCGAACAGGTCGTACATGGTCATCTTGGCCGCAAACTCTGCCACCATGCGGAGGATGTCTTTGAAGAAGGCGTCGAACACATCCCCCAAATCGTCAAGCTCGCCGGTCATGGCGTCGTAAAATGTGTCGGCAAAGGCTTTTTGAACGCGGTCCATCCCGCGCATCCAGAGATCGTATACGATATCTGTCGTCTCTGCGGTGTCGGCCTTTATTTTTCCATTGGCCTTTTCATAGGCCGCGACCGATTCTGAGACCGCCTGGTCCACCTCCCTGGCCAACCGATCGATGACGTCCCCGTAGCCCATGACCCAGTCATACAGGTCCTGTGCCTCCCAGGCCTTGGCGGATTCCAGGGCGTCCATTTTCTTTTTGAGATTGTCAAACGCGGCGGCCAGATGATCAGTCTCTTTGGTGGTGATCGTGAATGCGGCGGATGCGGCGCCTGCGTTTTTAGTGACCGGGTCGTCAAAAATATTGCCCGCCTTCTCCGCGCTTTCGGCCAGCGTCTCGAAACCTTTCTGCGTCGTATCGATGCCTTCCATGACCTCCGCGTAGGACAGCGCCACATCTGCCAGTTTCTGCCTCACGTCAGTGAGCATCTGCTGCCAAATCTTGTCATTCCCGAAGGGGTCGGCGATGCGGATATTCAGCTCCTGCATCTTCAGCCATACCTGGTAGACCTTGAGGGCGGAGGCATGCAGGGACTTCCACGACTTCACCATCTCTCCGATTATGGCCGGGACTTTCTGGCGGATCAGGGTGTCGTTGGCCTCGAGCCAGTTGTTTATCGCGGCAACGACGGCGGTAATGGTGGGGAGGAGCTGCTCGCCCCGCAGGGCCTTCATGTCCTCGGTGCGGGCCTTGAGTTGCTTCATCTGATTGGCGTAGGACCCGGCAGACCGCTCCATATCGCCGATGGCGGCGGTGGAGCCTTCCACCATAAGCTGGTAGGCGGCCTGTGCCCTGTGGGCGGCGGTCAGGGCGTCCTTGGTGCCGGCCAGACCCATTGCCAGGGCCTTCTCCTGCACCAGGGTGGCGTTCAGGACCACACCGTACTTTTTCATGGTCTCGAAATTGCCCACCAGGGCGGACTGGATGTCTTCCATGACCTTTGCGGTGGGGAGGTTGTTGAACGATCCCAGATCGGCCGACAGCTTGACCACCTCGTTGGAGAGGACTGCGGCCTTTGACGCGGCCATGCCCATCGGGACCAGAAGATCCTGGATGCTCGACAGGTATTGCTTCGCCTCCCGGGTGGACATATAATAACCTTCCTTCAGGGTCTCCACCCATTTGTTCACCAGATCGACCTGTCCGGCAAAGACTACATTGTACTTGTTGATGACTTCTTCGAGATTGGACGCAGCGGTTACCACCGCCGCGATCTTGAGGATGTGGCTGCGGGCCTGCACCGCGTGGCGGTTCATGTCGTCGAGGGAACGGCCGGTCTTTCGGAACGCCGTCTCGCCCTTCGATCCGGCCCGCTCCGCCTGGTCGCCGAGCTTCTGGATTGACACCGTGCCCCGGTCGTCGACGACAATCTGTATTTTAAGTGGCGTAGCCATTTAGCATGGGGCAGGGGGCATGGGGCATGGGGCCAGGAGTTTTTACTCCCCGCTCCCTGCTCCCTGCTCCCCGCTCTTTCCTCCCTGCTCCCTGCTCCCCCCCATCATCGGACATCCCCCGACGTCGAGCTGCATGCACAGACGGCCGAGATCCTGCCACTCCTGATAGGTGATATCATTTGCCTGCATGGGATACCCTGCCGCCTTGAGCAATCTGAGGGTCAAGAGTTTAACGGTGTATGGATTGAGATCTTCCGAGCGCTTTTTGGGACAGTTTTCGCAGGCCCATGCCAGCTCGGGCGTATCGGTCCCGAACTCCAGCTCGCATTTCTGCTGCTCCTCGTCCCCGCAAATGCCCTCCTTCAGCGCCCTGAGATCCTCGGTCAGTCCTGTCCGACGTCCTCCCCGGTTTCCTCGTCAGGACCCATCGCCTCCGTGCCGCCAAACACATGGGCGCCCAAACCGATGATTACCACCGGATCGTTTTTTTCCAGGAGCTCCAGCCAGTCTTTGCGGTAATTCGGAGAGTCCGGATGGGTGCTGACAGGCGCCGCTCGTCCGCCATCATCCTCAAACCCAAAATCGCCCTCCCGCAGGCCCGTGATGATCAATTTGCCATATTTGAGCTGGGCCTGGGAGTGCCGGAACGTCACCTGGTTGCGCTTCCGCTGGATGGCTTCATTGTTGTAGCCGTGGAGCTCCTTGGTTTCGGGCGACCTGTAATAGACGCCAATTTCATCGCCGTCCGGCATGGCCAGGATGACCAGATGCTCCTTCCTCTTGTTGATGATGCGCATATTGTCTCCTTTCTGTTCTGTGCGTTCGCTATGGGGACGCTGGCGCGCCAGCGTCCCCTGATTGTGTTGGTTTTATGCGCCCGACACGCGGGTGGGTGGTTACGGCCCGCCCAAAATGCAGACGCTGTTCAGCGCCGATCCGTTCAGCGCATACGGGCCGCCCAAACCGCGTCGTCATGCCGCATACGTGGCCACGCAATTTTTGACCAGGGCGACCACGCTCCCTTCGGTCCCGTCCTCAAGCACGATCATGTCGCCTGCCTCTGCCAGGCGCTTGCCATTGACCGACAGGGGCGCGCTCAACACCGCTACCTTGGGGAACAGCAACTGCACCGTGTAGTTGTGTCCGGCCTCGTACTCCGCGCCCTCGGCCAAAATCTTGACCGCGAACGTGTCGTTGTCGTCGATGTGCTGCTGCAGGATGTAGTCGCAGAATTCCCGGTTGAATTTCAACGTCTGGACCCGCCCGTCGCGGAATGCCCGATCTGCATATGATCCCGATCCGCCCAGGCACATCTCGATCTGCATGTTGTTTTGCAGGCTGTACTCGATGGACTCCACCTCGCAGGCAAATCCGCGGCCCCCCGAAAACGCACCGCCTGACACCAGCCCGCCCAGGGTCACGGCCACCTGGGTGACGCGCAACGGGGTCTCCGTTACGCGGGCCGGGAAGGTGGCCCAGGCCGGCTCGGTCGGGACGTACAACACCTTGTACGTCTTTGCGTCGCCTGTGCCCCCCGGGTTCGCGATCGTGATCACGGCAGGAGTGGCGTCACTTACGGCGCTGTAGGCAACCTCGGTCCATACGCCGGCAGCGAGTTCCACCCGTATCCTCTGGACGTTCTGGAGCCTTGTGGCCGCATCCACACCCTCCACCCCGTTGGCGGCCAGAGTCAGCGACACGGCATTGTCGAGTGCCGTGATCGATTCCTCATAGACGTTGTCGTCCACCTTGCCCGTGCCTTTGCAGGTCAGGGCCAGTTTGGCCCAGGCGTCGCGGGCAAAGGTGGCCTGGAGCTGATCCACCAACATGGAGGCAAACCGCCGCTTGAGCACGGTTCTGCCCCAGCGCATGGCCGCGGTAAACGACGGATTGCTGCGGGCCGCATCCACGTCGTTGGCGATGGGCGTAATGGCGTGGGCGTAGCCGGTTGCCCCGGCCGCTCCCGTGCTGATGGCCCCCAGGGCATAGGCCAGGCCGAAGGCGAAGTGCTGGGGCTGGGCCTTTTCAAAATTCAGCGTGACGTTCGACACGGCCCCCAGGTCATACACCGTATCCGGCTCCTCCTGTCCGATCAGCTCGTCGGCGTTGGTCTCGCGTTTGGGTTCGAGGTTAATCACGTCGGTCATGCTCACCAGCAGCGATGTATCCAGCGTCTGCTCAGTGTTGATGGCCGTCTCCTGATTGTTGGCGCTCACGGCCAACAGCTTGTGCCTGGCCCTCCAGCTTCTCATTTTGCAACCTCCTGTTAATTAATAATTAATAGTGCATAGTGAATAAGTGTGGAAATGAAACGATCTTTTTCCTTACTTATTCACTTTTCCTTTCTCACTTTTCACTTCCGCCGCTTCAAACGCTTTCGCCCCGGAACGCATGGGTTTATCGTCAGAGTTTTCGTTTTTTTTATCCCCCGGAACCGGTTTCGGCACGGCCGCCGCGACCTCCTTAAACCGCTTTATCTCGGTGGGCGGCACATCATCATACGTCTTGCCGCGCTCGTACTTCTTCCCCTTGTACGGCCCGTCCACCATCTGGAAACTCTCCCCCTTCAGTATGTAAGCCATCTTTCCCTCCGTGTCTCTGCCTGCCCCGTGAAACCTTAGTGCCCTTGTTTCACCAGGGTGCCTCTGTGTGATCATTTCTTTTGCCGCCTGCACTCACTCCCTGCCCCATGCTCCCTGCTCTTAACACTCCAGCGTCTCGATGCAGCACATCCGGGCCTCGGCGTAATGACACAACACCGTCCCGAATACCCGGTGGTCAATTTTATCCACCTGCATGCCCACGGCCCCGTCCATCGGTCCCCAGTCCGGGTTGATGGTCAAGCAGGCCCCGCCCAGGTCCTCGTTGTCCGCCAGGTTGAATTTTGCCACCATCAGATCGATCTGGGCCTGAAACGTCTTCTCCGTGGCCGCGCTGTCGTCCAGCCCGTACACCCCCCGGAACAAAATCACGTGGGCCTGCTCGATGGCGCCCAGGGATACGTGCCGCTGGTGCAGGAGGGTCCGCCCGAATGCCCACCCGTTGATCTTGTTGCCCGTGGTCTTGTACAGATCCAGGAATCTCTTCCAGTCCGCCGACCACCGCACGTAGTCATGGACAATGCCCATGCCCGTGACCGCTTCCATCTCGGTTTTAATGGCCGTATAAATGCCCGTTAAACTCATGCCTCAACCCTCCGGACCACCCGCTCGCCAATGCCCATCAGTTCTTTTTGCGCCCAGGGCTCGATGTGCTTCCAGCCTTCTTCAAACATGTGCGCCCCTTCAAACCCGTGGATGGCGATCTTGCGGGCGATGGCAAAGCCCACGCTTCTTGATTCTTTTTCGGACACGCCCAGCTTCCGCCGGGCCCAGAGTGCAATCGGGTCCACCGGAGGGAAGGCCTTGCCAGGCCTGCGGCCCAGCTCAACCACTTCGCCGTATTCCAGAGGCGTCCCCACCGTGCCGGTCACGGTGCGGCCCAGGGTGGCCACCTCGCCGGCAATGGATCCCCGCAGCCCGGCCTGGCCGCCTACGCCCGCAGGGGTCCTTTTAACCACCTCGGCCTCCAGGCGCCGCACGATCCGGTCCATCGTGACCCGCATTTCCTCACGGGTCTCATCGGGCCAGCGCTGCACCAGCTTGCGGAGTTCGCCTAAGTCGTAGTTAATGGCTGTTTTCATTTTTATGATCCGACCGATCCGACCAATCGGACGGATCCGACTGATCTTGCTCTTCTTCCGCGTTCCGCGTTCCGACTTCCGCGTTTAGTGCACCAGCCTCACCCGGTCCGTCTCCGGGGCCTTGGCAATGGTAAACCCTGCGGGCGCCGGTCCGTCGGGCTTGACGCCCACGTGGTCGTAATAGACCTGGGCCATCATTTTGGCCTGGCTCCGGTACTCGCCGGCCTTGCTCTGATGATCCACGCTGTCCGCCGATATTGTGCTGTCCTGTCCCTGGGAATGATAGACCGAGAGCATCCTCAAAAACAGGGACGCGGCCAGGGCCTGCACCGCCTCCTCGTCAAACGCCTTGACCGTGCACGCGGAGGCCTCCCCGGAAAAATCATGCGGGGCCGTGTAGGTCACGCGAAACTCCTCATCAGCCTCGGGCGTGTCCTCCAGGAACCTCAGAAACGTGCCGTCCGGCGTCTCGTAGATCTCCCAGTCGTCATCGTCCAGCACGTCGGCATCCTCATCCGTATCATCCACCGGATATTCCACCCGGCGAACCACGGAAAACCCGTCGGCCCAGGACGCCAGATCCGACAGGTCGTAATCAAACCCGCCGTCGCCGGTCACGTCCTCCACAATCACGCGCGGCCTGTGCTTGCTGTGGGTCTTGAGGGCCATTGTCACGGCAAGGGTTTCCTTGGCCGTCAGGTCCGCCCCGGTCCAGGGATAGGTCCCCGGCGCCAGGCTGGTCAACGCTGTGATGTAGTCCGCCAGAGTGGTCATGGTATCCTAAGCAGGGAGCAGGGAGCAGGGAGTAAAAACCCCGCGCTCCGGGCTCCGTGCTCTTCCGGTTTAATTAAGCACTTCGATCACGCCGTAGGTCTGCGTAATCGTGCCCCCTCCGTCCGCCGCTTCCACCTGCAACTTAACGACAAAGGCGGACGTGGTGTCCGTGGTGGTCGCTGCCCGGTCGAAAATCACCGACTGGCCGTTGACCAGCAATGACCCATACACGTCCTGATTGGCATCGT